ACCTAATCGCACTCGTCAACCTGCTTTAACATCTGAAGGGAATACAGTATCTGCGATTCAAGTAGATACAATGGAACCTTTATTTGAAGCACTAGGTGAAGAATATGCTCAATATATTGAAGATTTTATTACAGAAATGACAATTGTATTTCCTGAAATAGGAGATGATTGGGGAATTTATATGCCTGAGGTAAAATATTTAAGTCCTGAACCATTAGTTGATTATACTAATTTAGCATTACATGATTATCCAAATGTACACTTTGTAGGAGACGCATTAAGTGCTCGTGGTATTACAGTAAGTGGAGCACAAGGAATTTATGTTGCTGAGTCATTACTTTCTTAATATTTATTAATATTTATAACAAAATATTGCTTAAATGGGAAACTTAGTAAATGTACTTAGACAACTTATTAAAGAAGAAATAACTTTAAATGAAGATCGTCTTGGTAAAGGATTAGTTATAACTGATCCTGAAAAAGCAGCTAAAATTAAAAGATTACATCCTGAAAATAGTATGGTCTATAGAATAATCACAGCAATTGAAGGTGCTACTGATTATGATATGACTAGATTAGGTTATAAAGATCCAGGAACAGGAACATTTATTAGAGGTTTAGCACAAATTTTAAATTTAAAAAATACAATATTTAATCCTCAAGTTAGAGAACTTATTGCTAGTGGTGTTATAGCTGATAAAGCTGAAACTGCTATTCCTAAAAAAGTAAAACCTGAAACAACTGGTGTAAAAGGAAGAAAACCAAGTGATACTAGTAAATCTAAAATTGTAAGTGCACTTATTAATAAATTTATAGAAAATAGAGAATACGCACCTACTACTGAAGATATTACTTATACACTTCAAAAATCAGGTGGTCAAACTGAGGTATTAACTCAAGATGAGATAAATAAAATAAAATCTATTGCATCAAAAAGATCTAGACGTGGTGAGGATCCTTTAACTCGAAGAGTAAATAACGCATTAGGTGAACAATCACTTCATGAAGTATATAAAAAATTACAAAAAATTAAATAATATATTTCATGGCTACAGTTGTACTTTTAAGTTGTACTAAATCTAAAATGGACCACAGAGTACCAGCTCAAGAGCTTTACTCTGCTTCTCCTATGTTTAGAAAAACATTAGAATATGGAAAATCATTACAACCGGATAAAATGTACATTCTATCAGCTAAACATTTTTTAGTACCTTTAGATAAAAAATTAGAGCCATACGATAAAACATTAAAAACTATGCCCGCAGATGAAAAAGAAGAATGGGGTAAAGTTACAATACAACAAATGAAAGATGAAGGTCTTAATCTAGATAAAGATAAATTTATATTTCTTACTGGAAGTGAATATTTAAAACCATTTATAGGTCATATTAAACATATTGAAAATCCAATGAAAGGTCTTAGATTAGGTCAAAGACTTGGTTGGTTAAGTAAACAAATAAGTAAAATAACAGAAGTATTTAAACGTGTAAAACAAGCAATATATGAATGTATCGTTAAATGAGTTAATAGAATTATATTTAAATGACGTAGCTGATTATGATGAAGAAAATCATGAACTATCAGAAAGTATATTACGTTCTATTACTCAACGTTTAGATGAAAATGGAAGTAATCATGCTGATATTTTGAAAGAAGCATATAATAACGCATTACCAGAACATAAGCCTATCTTAAAAGATTTTTTAATTTATATGAAAGAAGTATAAAATTTGGCTTACTAAATTATTTTTCTTATATTTAATTATAAAATAAATAAAAGTTATGAGCGATCAAAATCCTGTAAAACGATATAAGTCACCTGATGGAACTATTCGTTACATTAAAGACAATAAATTACATAACGCTGATGGACCAGCTTTAATTCATCTAAATGGTAAAGAAGAATACTATTTAAATGGTATATTTTATACTAAAGATGCTTTTAAACAAGTTAAAAAAGATGGTGTTGGTTTACCATGGTACAAGAGTGGTGCCGCTAAAATGAGACATTAATATGAAGATAGGATTTACAGGAACAGTTTCTGTAGGAAAAACTACATTAGTAAATGCTTTAAAAGAATTACCTGAATTTAAAGACTATACATTTGCTACTGAACGTAGTAAATATTTACGTGATTTAGGTATCCCTTTAAATACAGATAGTACATTAAAAGGTCAAACTATATTTTTAGCAGAACGTTGTAGTGAATTAATTCAAGAAAATATTATTACAGATCGTACTATTATAGATGTTATGGCATTTACATTTTGTGCTGAATCTATTGATCCATTTGATAAGGATAGATTTGATGAATATGCTTCTAGATTTATTGAAGAATACGATTGGATTTTTTATGTTAGTCCGGCTGGAGTAGCTATTGAAGATAATAATGTACGTACTACTGATGCTGAATATAGAGATAGAATAGATCAAATGATCAAATACATATATTCATCTAAATTAAGTAATATTAGAAATTTTGGTATCATATCGGGTTCTACTGAGGATAGAATAAAAATGATTAAATCTTATCTAGGTTTATAATATTTATAACAAAAATTACTCAATGAAACGTAGAGAATTATATAATTATATTAAAGAAGAAATTGTAGAAGCACTTTCAGAATCAAATACAGCTATGGTTACTAGTAAAGCAGGTACTAGACCAGTTTCATTTACAAATTCATCAGAATTAAATCCTTTAAAATCTGATTCTAATGTAAGTGCAATTGTAACAACTGCTGGCCAAAAACTTAAAGAAATGGCTAATGTAGCTGATATAATTAAAATTCAAGATCCTGAAAAATTTGCGTTAGCTAAAGAAATATACACAGCAGGTAAAACTGGAGCTTTACTAGCAGCAGTAGAATCAGCAGGTACAGAAGGTATAACTAAAACAAGTTTAGGAACTACTTTAAATATTAGAGATTCTGAATTAAGTCCGATTATTAATAGTCTTAGAGCAGCAGGCGTTTTATCTCCTAAAAGAGAAAAAGGAGTTAAAGCAGCAGAAGAGGAACCAGAATTACCAACACTTTCACCTGATGAAGAACCAGAAGAAGATGATTGGGAAGTACAAAAAACAGCACCAGCTGATGATTGGGAAACACCTGAAGAAGAAGAACCATCTGAAGAAACACCAGAAGTAACAAACGATAAAGAAGTTGAAAAAACTGTTGGTAAAACATATGCTGAATTAACACCTGAAGAAGAAGAAACATTTAAAAAGTATAAAACAGCAATTACTAATAAATTAAAAACTTTATTTGATAAAAAATCATCTGCTGACACTAAAAAAATGGCACAAGCTTCTTTAGATAGTTATAAGAAAAATGATTCTATTAAGAAAATATTTACTAAAAAAGGTTTAGATTTAATTAGCTATATTAACAGTGAACGCTCTGAACTAAACAAATAATATGTCGCAAGACCTAAAACAAATAATAAGAGAAGAATATATAAAGTGCGCTCAAGATCCGGCGCACTTTATGCGTAAATATTGTTATATACAACATCCACAACGTGGACGAATTATTTTTAATTTATATCCATTTCAAGGTAAAGTATTAACATTATGGAGAGATAACCCATATTCTATAGTTCTTAAATCAAGACAGTTAGGTATATCAACTTTATCAGCAGGGTATTCTTTATGGTTAATGTTATTCCATAAAGATAAAAACGTGTTATGTTTAGCAACTAAACAAGAAACAGCTAAAAACATGGTAACTAAAGTCAAATTTATGTTTGATAACTTACCATCATGGCTAAAAATGCCTGCTGAAGAAAATAATAAATTAACATTACGACTAAGTAATGGATCACAAATAAAAGCAGTATCAGCAGCATCAGATGCAGGTCGATCAGAAGCAGTATCATTACTATTAGTAGATGAGGCTGCGTTTATTGAGAATATAGATCACATTTGGGCATCTGCTCAACAAACCTTAGCAACAGGTGGAGGTGCAATTGTATTATCAACTCCATTTGGTACCGGTAATTGGTTTCATCAAACATGGGTCTCAGCTGAAAATCAACAAAATGATTTTTTACCTATTAAATTACCATGGTATGTTCATCCTGAAAGAGATGAATCATGGAGAAAAAAACAAGACGAATTATTAGGTGATCCTAGATTAGCAGCACAAGAATGTGATTGTGATTTTTCAACATCAGGTGATGTAGTTTATTATCCAGAACATCTTGAATATATGACTACTACTCATGTTGTTGAACCTATGGAAAGACGAGGAGTAGATAAAAATTTATGGATTTGGGAATCACCAGATTATACTAGAAGTTATATAGTAGTAGCAGACGTTGCTCGAGGTGATGGAAAGGATTTTTCCGCATTCCATATATTTGATTTAGAAACAAACGCTCAAGTAGCTGAATATAGAAGTCAATTATCACCTAAAGAATTTGGTTATATGTTAGTAGGTATAGCTACTGAATATAATGAAGCTTTATTAGTAGTTGAAAATGCAAATATAGGTTGGTCAACAATAGAATCAATTATAGAAAGAGGATATAGAAATCTTTATTATTCACCAAAGAGTGATTCCCCAACAGCTGATTCGTATATTAATAGATATGAAGATACATCTAAAATGACTCCTGGTTTTACTATGTCGTTAAAAACTCGCCCTTTAGTAATTAATAAAGGTAGAGAATATTTTGGTGATCATAGTGTTATAATTAGATCAAAACGATTAATTGAAGAAATGAAAGTTTTTATTTGGAAAAATGGTAGAGCAGAAGCACAATCAGGATATAACGATGATTTAGTTATGTCTTATAGTACTGCTATGTATATTAGAGATACCGCTTTAAAAAATAAAACACAAGGAATAGAATTAACAAAAGCAACAATAAGTAATATATCAAGACCTTCTCAATATCAAGGAGCTTATTTCTCAACAGGTAGAGATAATCCATATCATATGCCTACAAATAATGGACATGAAGATATTAGTTGGTTATTTTAAAAAATAAAAGATGGCAGATACTGGTGTATTTTCAAGATTAAGAAGGTTATTTTCAACCGATGTTATTATTCGTAACGAAGGTGGGAATCAACTTAAAGTAATGGATGTAGATTCCATTCAACGAAGTGGTAAATATGAAACTAATGCTTTAATTGACCGATATAGTAGAGTATATTCGTCTAACGCAACATCACTTTATGGTCAACAATTAAATGTTAACTATCAATATCTAAGACCTCAATTATACTCAGATTATGATGTAATGGATAATGATGCTATCGTAGCATCAGCTTTAGATATTATTTCAGATGAATGTTCATTAAAAAATGAAATGGGTGAAGTACTTCAAATCCG